TCCCTAACAGGCTGAAGAACTTTTTCACACAGTATTTTAAGACTCTCAATTTCAGCCTCCCCGGGCGTGTTGTCCATGTCATGACGCAGTGCAGTATCAGACTTCACCATTTCAGACAGAGTAAAGTTAGCGGTCAGGTTCATTTCTTCTTATCTAAAATCTCATCAAGTTGTAAGGATTTTTCCTTACTGCCCTGACTTGACCCAAAGTAATAGCCGAGCACCATAGTGACCGCAGAGGTCAGTGCACCTAGCACATAGATAATTATGTCCTTAGCATCTGACTTGACTTCCGCAAAAACAATTATTCCAAACAAAAGAAAGGTCAGACCTACCGTACCCAAGGCCAGCACGGGTGTAACGATCTTGTTTATAGTCGGCGCAAACTCGCTCGTAGCAATCTCAATCTCCCGCTTACGGGCCGAGTCCATCTCCTTGACATGAGCCTCAAGTTCAGCCAGTTGGCCCTTCTGAGCCATCTCCATCAGAGTAGCCTGTGCTTTAGCCTTGGCCTCTGGATCGGGCAGAACCTTGTCCAGAACTTTTTCTCCGATACTTAATAGTGCAGCGATTGGTAACATATTTATCCCTTTGTTGCTAAATAGAGACCGACGTTGCTAAAGGCGTAACCGGCAAAAACGATTGCCATAGCGACGTTACCTTTAGTCCCTTGTTCAAACCCAATGTAAGCGTAGATACATCCCACCAAAATAATCAACCAAGGACTCATACTCTTTGCCCCCTGAAGTAGGCCACGCCGTCAAGCACTTCACAAAGTTCAGGGGGCAGCAACTTCCCATTCTCAAACGTCAGTACGGCAAAGCCTGAGCACCAATTAACCGGGTTCATTTCTGTATATACAAATTGCTCACCATAAGGTTCAGCAAGCGTCCCGGCGTCTACCCCCCAGCGACGCCCGTCATAATCTGAAAAGGGGGTGGTTTTTAACTGATGTAAGTGACCGGTCACTATCGAGCGCCCCGATTTCAGGGCATTGTTCCATGTGCTATGCACGCCGTTGTGCCATCGGTGCTTGACAACAACTGATCCGTTAATATCAACCCGCCATCCGTGATGCCAGCCCGGGAAGTAATCCCAAAGAGAAAGCATATCCCCTATCTCTGGAGCATTAACAGCGATGTACCGATGGAGCCGAACGTCGTGATTACCTATGGTCCATAGGAAAACAGCGTTCTTTGTTGCGTTACGCACCTCATCAAGACGGTCTCTACAAGCCTCAATCTCTTTCTTTGGTGTCGGCGGATTGGTTCCCATCAAAGGCTCATGCCTTGAAATCCTAGCGCCGTCCACCACATCCCCGTTCATGATGACTGTTTTGGGCTTGTATTCTTTGATTAGATTAATAAATGCCTTGTGCGCTACTGTTACTTGATCAGGCCAGTAATGTGCATCTGATCCAATAAACACCATGCCGTTATCAACTTTATGATCTAAAACCCGTCGATCTTCAGGAATGAACGTGGTTTGATGAATCTTTTGCGACGCAGAGTATGCCGGCAAAGAGATTCCTTGTTCCATTTGAATCTTTGCTTTGCGTAGCCCAAGCGCACGAACTGACATACCAAGTTGTTTAGCAGCCATTTGAGTGCTGCCGGACCTTTTCATCGCCGCAATAATTTCTTCGTCAGATACTCTTTTTAACGCCACGGGGTTTCCTTGGTAGTTTTATTTCATCAATAGGGCCATGCGAACTTGAGTCATACAAACAAGCAATCTCAACCGCCTCCTTCGGAGAAGCCCCATAATGCATCGCCGCTATGGCAAAGTTGGCTCCTGTCCCTATACTCCAAAAATCATTCTTAATTCTTGCCGGAATGATTGAACTCTCATATATCCACAAACCATCATGCTTTAAAGCAATCACCGTAACCTCGGTATCAGAATCCAAATCACCACCAGACTCCATTACCTGATAAAACTTAAGAATCTTGTCCCAATCACCGCAGGCACCATAAATACAATCCTTGCCCTGCCGTAACTTTTCTACTAAGTAAAAACTATCATCACCGCTTACCATGCTATCTGCGGCAATCTCTCCCGTAGAAAACTTGGCAGCAATGGTGGTCATTACAGATGTCCCTTAACAATGTAATAAATAGTTACCATGAAGAACGCTATGGTGAAGCACCAAAACTTTAAAGCCCTTAACTTAGCAAGATCCCTTCCAAACTCATCCTTACCTTCTTTAACTTCTTTTATCTGACGTTCCTTAATGACTTGGATTTCTTTCCATTCCTTTTCGGCTTCAAAAACTCCGTACCGCTCTATTAACTGATTCTTTAATTCGTTTTCTGCTTCTTTAATTTGCTTTAATCTGCGCCACTCGGCAAAAGCCGTCATGATCGTGGTGTCCCCTGTAACAACCCGTTGCCTTTGTTTAAATGCCTGCTTGGCTTGTAACTCGGCTACTCCTAATTTCTGGATGTCATCTACCGCAGACGACAACTCCTTGCCTGACTGGATAGCAGACTTTATGCCTTGCGTGGCACCCTTTGCCGCAGTAAGTATTGGGTCTATATCCGCCATACATTATTTTCCCCAGACCGTAGCCCCAGCCTTCGGTACTGAAGTTGCCCAGATTGATACAGACTGCTTTAAACGAAGCGGGGCACCACAATCAGAGCAAGTATCTGCCTCCAACTCATGCTCGTCTAAGTCATACCCACAAGCAGCACAGACTTGTGTGATTTCAGTTTGGGGGTGCTTAACGCCGTCAATCTTTTGGGCTTCAAATAGTTTTTTCATATTAGGCTTTCATGATGTAGGCTAGAGCGTAGTACGGGGGCAGGTTAGCGTTAGTGGCTGAAGAACCTGTTGTGCTAATACCAACACTAATGCCAGTTGTATTTGGGTCTGTCGTTCCAGTTGTTGCTGAACCTGCTTGTGTTTGCCCAGTATTCTGATTTCGATTAAATGTAGTAGCTGTATAACTATGGCTGTGTCCTGGGTCAGTAACTGTGGCAGTGTGCGTGTGGCTTACAACAATAGCATTTGGAGAACCGCCAGTAGCAGCTACTGCATAAGTAGTACCAGCGCCTACAACAAATCTATCTCTTAAATCTGGAGTGCTATTTAAACCATCACACAAGTACCAGCCAGCAGGAATCGAGGCAATTGACCCCGACCACATAATGATGCCTCCAGAAGGGATGAATCCAACAGCCGTTGACGCCCATGCGGACCCAGTAGATGTAAGCACGTTACCTGCGGTGCCAACAGAATTAATTCCAGTACCACCAGACGTTGCGGGCAGTGCAGAGCCAAGAGTCAAAGAAGATAAATTATTAACTGCATCAACAACATTGCCACCATCGTTATATACAATAGATGACTTATTGGCGGGTAAAAGAAAATTTAATCCGGTAGCAGTTATGGTTGTACTTGATACCGTTTGAGAAGCACTAACTGTATACGTCCCGGTAGCACCAACTCCTGTCCCTAAAGCGGTAACTGTAGTTCCGGCAGTCACGCCTGTTCCGGTTATTTCTGCACCAACTAAAATTGGCCCAGAACCAATCATTGCTGTAACCGTCATCGTGGTGCCGCTAATTGATGCTGTAAATGTATAGGTTGAAGTTCTTATACGAATACTGTCAGCGCACTGGTTTTTGACTACGTACATTTTTTCTATGGCTGGCACCACCAACTCACGGGTAGAACCCCCAGTAGTACCGACAAGGTTCAACCGCATATTTCTAGCGGTCTGGGATGCAGTTGTGTCCGTGAGAGTAAGGGTTACGTCAGCACTGGCAAAAGTTACGTTTGACGACCCAGCAATGGCTTCTTCGATAGCCGTACCAAGGTTCGCATTGGTCACACTGCCCCATGTACCGCTTTCGTCACCAGCGCCCATTAATTGAATTTTTAGGTTAGACCATGTGCTTGCCATTTATTCCTCCTTATGTTTTCATGATGTACGCCAGCGCATAGTACGGCGGCAGGTTAGAATCAGAAGCGCCGGTAAAGGTTGCCGTGTGGGTGTGTGAATCTCCGTTACTTGTTCCTGTACCTGCCGTACCTGATGCAGAATTACCACCAGTAGAGTTAGTACCATATCCGGCAGTACCGTCATCAGGTGTTCCACCGCCG